GCATCGGGCGGCATGGCCAGGTCGCGCTGGGCGCTGGCGATGGCCGCAGCCGAGGCCGCGCTGTGGAAGTGGCGGATGTGGAGGTTGTCGTCGTCGCCGCGCACGAGCGCGCCGAATTTTTGGGCGGCGCTCATTTCGTGCCCTCCGGTTCCTGCGCGGCGGCCTGGGCGAAGTTGACGGCCATCGGCTCGTCGGTCTCGGCGGCGCTGCGGATGAGGTTTTCCCACCTGGGTGCGGCGGCCTTCTGGTCGGGCGTGCCGATCCGCTTGATGAGGCGGATCTGGTGGAGCAAAATGTCGGCGGTTGGGTCTGCGCTTAGGGTGCTCATTGCTTGTAATGCATAGAATCCCGATAAACGAATTGATTGCAAGCATTATTCTTGCGGATAATGCATAAAGATGCATTTAATTTTGCTGTGCTAAAATTTGTCCCTACCTTGGTCACCTTGATGCGGTCGCAAAAACCGCTTCTCTCGCAGCTTGATTTGGCGCGGCGTGTTGGGCTTTCGCAGTCCACGGTCAGCCGCATCATTGATGGGTCGCAGTTGCCTACGCGCGACCAGGTTGGGGCCATCTGTGCCGCCATTTCCGAGGATCGCGCGCAGCGGCTTGAACTGCTCCTGGCGTGGCTGCGTGATGAGGCAAGCGCTGGTGCGGTCGCCGGTATCGACGAGCGGCACTACAAACTTTCAGCGGTTTCGGATCAGCCGGATTCGTCGATCCCTCTTTCTCTTTCGGCCGATCTGGAATTGATCGCGGCCGAGTGCGTCGCGCACGAGGACGTGCGTGCCGCAGTGACCAATCTTGCGCACGTTCTTTTGCGTCATCGCGCCGAAGTCCTCGATGCCGCTGCGACCAATTCCAAAGGCGCGGTCTATTCTTTTCCGGTCAATTCTGAGGCGCAGGCCGGCAAGCGTTTGCCGGCGGATAAGGTCGCCGGTCTTAAACAGAAAAACTAAAAAAGGGTGTCAAAACTGCACTTGGTAGCGCTCGCCTTTGTTGTCGGTGCCTTCGCCGCTGCCTTTGGGGCGTAGGCCAGGCTCGATTTCCATCAGCAGTTGGATTGTTGTTCCCTTGTCGCCGATCAGGATACCGCGCGCAGTGGCGTAGGTCGGCCGGCCCATCGCTGCGGCTTGGGCCGCTCCCTGCTGGATGCCCCGTTCGAAGTGGGTGCTTCCGGTTGGCGGCTGCTGTATCACAATGATGGGCGCGCTCGCTTGAGTTACGCCGGTGTATTGGCCGGTGAATTTTTCGCCGGTCTTTGGGTTTGTGGCGCGCATAGCTCCGGTGCCGGTGCTTGTCTCGATTTCAAAATCCAGCACAGTGGCGTTGCTTAATTGGTAAAGTTTGCCCGGCAGCACCGTGCCGCAGGCGGTTAAAAACAACGCGAGCCCGCAGGAGAAAAGAATTTTTAGTGTAGCTTTCATTTAAGGGTTAGAGGGTAGCGTTTTAAGCTTGGCGTCAAACCTTCCTGGGCCGCAGGGCCGAAATCGCGCGCGCCTCCGCAGTTGTCATGAGGGCCAAATAATGCGCGTGAATGATGGCCGCGCTGGTGCCGGCCTCCAGTGCCACCAGGTTCTCGTCGCGCGTCGTGGTCATGCGCCACGAAATATACGTGTGCCGCAGGATGTCGGCCTGCCAGTCGCTGCGCGTGATCTTGCCGGCCGGCGTCGCTCGCTCGACCAGGCCGGCGCGCTCGAGGATTCGCGCATGCGCCCAGCGATCGCGCGCCCACTCAAAAACCGGGCCAGCCTTTTTTGGTGCCGGCGCGATTTTCCACCAGGCGACAAATGCCGGCGAGAGCGGCAGGATTCGGATCAGCCTCCGGCGCTTGCCGGTGTGCACGCGCAGCAGCGGCCGGCTCGCGCTCACGTCGATCTGCGCCGGGTCGATCCGCTCCACTTCTCCTGGTCGCAGCCCGGCCAGCAGCATCAGCACAAAGGCGCGCAGCAGCCGGCCGCCCTGGGCCTCGCGCGCGGCCTCCAGCAGCGCGGTCGCCTGCGCGGCGCGTAATGCTCGCGGCACTACGTGGTCCGTCTGTGGGCGCGTGATCCCGATCAGCGGATTTTTCGGGAGATGCTTTTGCTCCACGAGCCAGCCGCAAAAACTCGAGACGGCGGTCATGTCGGTCAGCCGGGTCTGCGCCGTCACGCCGGGCCGCTGTTTGAGTGCGCGCACGCTTGCCTCGTTGATCGCGCCCAGAGTGGTGATCTTCTGCCGGGTGAGCCACGCGCGCACGCGGTTGCGCAGATTGCGGATGGTGGCCGGCCGGCGATTGTCCTCGTGCTCCTTGGCGGTGAGGAATTCCGCAAAAAGGGGCTGGATCTCGACCTCGTGCGGCCGGTGGGCCGGGGTGGCGAGCAGCCAAGCGCGCACGACCTCGGCGAGCGTGAGGGATGCCCAGGCCGAGCCATTGAGGGCGCGCCGGGCCGCGATGGCGTCCTCGCGCAGGGTGAAATCAAACGCCAGGCCGGCGGTGCCCTCGGTGGCTGCGGCCTCGATCAGCCGGCCGTGATGGGCGAGGGCGTCGGCCTCCTGGGCAAACCAACGCTGCACTTTTTTCGGTTGGCCCTGGGCATTTTTTTCGGCCGGGTTGGTATAAACGACGAGCCAAGGCGTGCGCGGGTGCTTGGTCTGGTAGATTTTGGGGAGCACAGGTAAACACGAAGTAAACAAAAACGGCGCCCTTTATGTCGATTAAGATCGATCTACGTTTTCCGGAATCCGCCCAAATCCGCGCCATCCCTAAAATCAAAAACCCCTGATATACAGGGGCTTTTGATCGAATTTGGCGGAGAGGGGGGGATTCGAACCCCCGGTAGGCTTTTACACCTACGGCGCTTTAGCAAGGCGGGTTATTCTCCTCTGAGGCCGGTGTCGGGTAAACACGAAGTAAACACGTTGGGGGCATTTTATCGCGTGGTTCTGAGGCTTTGTTGCAGAGCGCGCTCGGCTTGCAGGCGGCGGGCATCGTCGTCGAGTTGGCGGTTTTGTTCCATCGTTTGGCGTAGGCGGTCGACTTGGGGATTTTCTTGGAATCGTTGCAAGCCTGCCGTTCCGCTGCGCTGGCTGGGGAACAGGCCGCGCTCCTCGCCGCGCTGGCTGTTCATGCGGCCGTAGTAGATGTAAGCGCGTTTGAGTTGCTCCTGGTCAAACGGCGTCAGGCTGTCGATGAAGGCCTGGCGTAGGCCGTCTGTTTTGGAGAGACCGGCCAGCGGGTCCTGGTTGCGGATGCTGGTTTTGAATTGTTCCGCCGTATAGCCGTAGCCGAGCAGGCGCTGGTAAAACTTCGTCGCGGCCTCGATGTCGCCGCGATTGATTGCCCGCTTAAACGAGGAGAGGGCCTGGGCGTCGGGTGATTCGCGGTCGCCGGGATTGTTGCGCTTTCCGGTCTTGGCGTATTTGAAGTCGTCGGCGCGGTCGCGGATCTCGAAATAAGCCCACTGCTCGGGGTCGCGCTGGCGCACTTGCAGGACTAGCTGCTTGACCCACGAGCCGAAGTCGCGGCTGGCGTAGTAGTCCTTGTTTACCAGGCGCTCAATCAGGTCGGCGGTGAAATCGTCCGTTATCTGGCCGATGATCACGCGGCGCATATCGTAGGCCGGCACGCTGCGCATGTCGGTGATATCGGGGGAGGGATTTTTGCCGGTGATATACGTCATCGGCGTTTTGAGCATGGGCGTCAGGCCGCCGATGGCGTTGTTGACGAAGTCGGGGCCGGCCGCTTCGCGCCACGCGGCGAGCGCGGTTTTGAAATCGGTTTTACCCTGGACAAATGCGCCGATCTGCTGCGCGGCGGTGGGGCCGGAAATCCACTTGAACACGTCCATAAACGCGGTGTTTCCGTAGATCACGAGGACCTTGCGGCCGTCTTTGAGCGTCGAGAGTTCCGTGCCGGGCGTGGCCGTTTCGTTGGCGCTCACTTCGCCGAGGATGATGTGGAAACGGCGGCGGTCTTCGTCGCTCAGGAGTTTTTCGAGTTCGTCGTTGTCGCCGTAGCTGTTCCACATTGCGGCGATCACGTAGGGGAAGGCGAGGCGCAGCACGAGGCCGCCGGCCGCGCGGGCCGTAAAGCCGGCGCTGAAGCCGAGCAGGGCACGGGCGCTCTTAGTGAGGGCGTCGCCTGGTGTGATGTCGTCGCTGCGGCGCATATCTCGCAGGTTGCGCAGGAGATTCGCGTGGTAGCGGAAATTGACCTCGGTCCACGAGAAGAACGGGGAGACGTGCCGGCGCATGAATTGCCCGAAGATGGAGAGGTCGCCGTAATCGCCAAAGGTCGCCTTGCTGATCTGCGCGGCCTGGCGGATGGCTTGATCGCCTGCGCCGGGCCGGCTTTCGCGCATCGCGTCGATCTCCTGGTGATAGGCTCCAGCGTAGTCGGGGCGCTCGCCGGCTCGCAGGCGGCCGAGGTTGTGTTTGAAGTTGGCGTAGCGAAAAACGGCCTCGCGGAAGGCCGATTGCTCGGGGCCGGAAATGCGGCCGATCAATCCGTTGCCACCAAAGAGCCGCGTCGCATTGCTGAGCGGCGCGCTGCCGATGGCCTTGATCTCCTGCCAGATTTTTTGCGCCGTCGTCTCGAATTCGCCGAAGGCCTTTAATTTCACGAGGCCGGCCATCTCCTGGGCGGTGATCGTGTTGATCACGCCTTCCTTCACGGCGGCCGCAAGGTCGGGGCTGGGCGTTCCACCGAGCCAAAACGCGCGGATCTCGCGGGCGGCGGCGGGCATCTCTTTGAACGTGCCGGGGGTGGCGGAAAAAATCTTTTCCAGGTCGCCGACCAGGTTGCCGTATTCGTAGCGGATATGGTTGTGCGGCGCGAATAGCTTCCAGCCTTTCCAGGCTTGCAGCGCGGCGTTGCTGGCCGCTTCGACGCGGGATTTGCCTCGGGTTTCGCGCTCGTGGATGCCGCGCAGGGCCTCGGCGACGCGCACGGGGATCACCCACGTTTCGCGGGCTCCTTGCGCCAGGGCGATCTTGAAATCATCGGGCAGGAGGCGCACGCCCTCCGCGCCGAGGCGCGCGAGCTGCTGGTGCATATCTTCGCCCGTGAGGGCGACGCCCAGCCGTTGGGCGAGCAGGTCCTGGTCGATCATGATGCTCGGGAAGGCGTCGCGGCTGTCGGTGCCGAATAGGTCATATCCGCGCTTCTTGTATTCGGTTTCCCAGACCTGCTCCCAGCCTACGGGATAGCCGCGCTGCCGGGTGAGCACTTTGGCGCGCTCGCGGATCTCGCCCATTACGTCGTAGGTGCGGCGGATTTCTTTGACGAGGTCGGCCTTCAGGTTGTGCGCTCCCACCTGGACCAGGTGGAAATACATCGCGCGCACGTAGTCCGTCTCGATGGGCTGCGTGCTGCCGACCGGGGCTTGCAGGTAGCCGCGGAAGTCGGCCTCCGTGCCGGGGCGGACTTGCGCCGGGGTGAGTTCGCGCTGTTCGACTTTGCCCTCGGGGCGGGCGATCTGGAGCGTGAGGTGCGGGAAATAGTAGGGATTCGCCAGCTCCTCGGCGCTCATGAGTTCGCGGCTTTGCAGCTCGGCGGCCGTATCTTTCACGAGCTTCATGTGGCGTTCGAGCGCAGTGCGGATCAGCTCGGTGTGTGGGCCGGCCTGGATCGTTTTGCGGATGCGCTCGATCTCGCTGGTAAGTTCGGTGCGGTTCACGCCGGCCGGCAGGGCGATGGGATTGCCGGCGCTGTTGGTCAAGTTCTCGTGCCGCCATTTGTGGTCGAGCAGCATCACGAGGCGGTTAAACAGCACGTAGGGATGGCTCTCCAGCTGGCTGTTGAGCGCGGCGATTTCGGCGAGCACGCCGGGGGGCACGGGCTGGCGCTCGGCTTCCTTTTTGCGGGCCTGCTCCTGGCGGGCCTGTAGCTTCGCGTAGGCGTTGGCTTGGAATTTTCCGCCGGCCTCGAGCAACGGCCGCGTGATCGTCGTGATCTGCTCTTGGGAGCTGCGCTGCACGTAGTCGTTGCCGCTCTTTAGGTCGCGGTAGAATTCCCGCACCTTGTTGTAAAAGGTCGCTCCTTTTTCGCGGATAAACGTATCGGCCGCGTTCCACTTGGCGGCCGGGAACACGGGCAACTCGGGGATCGGCCCACGGATGCCGGTCATGATTTCGCGGACTTCTTTCCAGGTGCGCGCGAGCCAGCTCGGCTGCGAGCTGCTTTGGCCGTAGAGCTGGTTGATCTTCCCCTTGCGGATCGGCTCTTTTGGCTCGCTCTCGCCGGTGAAGGGCGAGGGCTCGGCGTCGTCGGGCTGGGCGGCCTCGGCGATGGGTGGGGCCGGGGGCCGGGGCGGCGGGGTGGTGGTGTTAGCGGAAAAAGCTCCCGGCTGGGTGTCGGTGGCGTCGGGTGCAGCGCTAGGCGCTTGGGCCGTGGTAGGACGCGCGGCTGTTTCCCAGCCGGGAAATTCTTCGTCGAGGGTTTCGCGCGCGCGGCGGGTCAGGCGCACTCCTTCCTTGAGGGCCTCGTCGTTGCCGGTGCGGTTGGCCTCGCCGGCCATTGCGCGGCCGCGTTGCAGCTCGGCGATCAGCGCGTCGCGGCGGCTGGTCTTGGGGATCGGATCGACCAGGGCGTTGCCCTCGGCATCGCGTCGCGGCTGCGGGGCGCGGCGGGCTTCCTCGGCGCGGATGGCGTCGATGCGGGCGTTGAGCAGCGAGCGGCCGGCGCGGCCTAGATCCTGGTAATTGTCGACCAGGTGCTGGCCCACGTCCATGCGCTCCTGGCGCAGCTGGGCGTCGGTCATGCGTGGGACCATCATCCAGGCCTCGCCGGGCTCGGGCGTGCCCACGGCCGCCGGGTGGCGCAGGTCGATGATGCTGCTCTCGACCTGCTTTTGGCGCTGCTCGGCGCGTTGCTCGGCCTGCAGGCGGTCGCGCTCGTCGGTCAGGGCCTGGCCGCGGGCGTTGATCTCGGCCTGGTCTTCCTGGCTGTTTTGCAGCTGGTCGAGTTCGTCGCGGATTTGTTGCAGGCGATCCTCGCGCGAGTCGGGGCCGGTGGCGAAGTCGATCCGCGGGTCGAGTGAGTCGAACGTGCCGCGGTTGCCGGTGGCGGATTTGACCTGCGTCTCGGTGAACGGAATCCAGACAACGTGTTGCGTGCCGCCGCCCTTTCCGCCGGTGTCGCGGATGCCGTTATAGCCGAGCCGCTGCAAGGTTTCGGTCACCCAATCGGGGATGCGTGTCCAGACGTGGGTGGTGCCGTTCTTTAGGTCGTTCTTTAGTTCGGCCAGCCAGTCGGGGCCGCTGATCGTGTTTTTATCCCATAGGTCGGGATTGCCGCCGGCCGCATTTTTCGCGCGCTTGCGTTTGCCCTCGGCCTCCAGCGCGGCGATCACATTTGCCGGGATGGCGGCGGTGTCGAGCGGGTTGGAGATTCGCAGGAAAACCGGATAAACGCCGGACCTGGTCATGTTCGGGTCGGCAAATTCGATCTGGCTCATGTCGAGGCCGGCGGCCTTCAACACGTCCATGAATTGCACTTCATCATTAAAAAGGGTGCCGGAATTCAGCCATATTTCGGCGAGCGCGCGCAGGCCGTTGCCGCGCGCCTGGCGCAGTTCGTAGGCGATGCTGTCGCCGCTCATGATGCTCTCGCTGTTGCCGACGATCGGGCCGGATGCTTCCTGCGGGTTGGTGTAGCCGATGGTGTTCAGTCGCGCGAGCACGGTGCGCTGCTGTTCGGGCGTAAGGTTGAACCAAGCGCGATCGATTGGCACGCTGGCGCGCATGCCTTTGCCTTTGTAGCGAAACCATTCGCTGTAATCGCTCGGGGCCTCCAGTGACGTGTCGGCTTTCTTAGTGCTGTAGGAAGATGCCAGCTCGGGGTTTTCCGTGAAATAAGCCATCGGGCCGCTGGTCGCGCGCTTCTTTTGGAAGCGGTTCCCGATGCGATCTGCGCGCACGCTGCCGTGATAGACTCGGATCGGCCGGCCTTGGCCGTCGACCACTTTGCTGTTTCCAAACCACGCCTTGAATTCTGGCGTTTCGGTTTGCGTGGGGGCCTCTGCGCTCGTCGCAAACTCTACGCCTGGACCGGCCTCGGGCGCAGGATCGCCCACGCCTGGCGCGATTCCGCTCCCGTCGCCTTGGCGTCGCTGCGCAGCGAGGCGATTTCCTGCGGCGTCAAGCGTCTTGGCTGCCAGGAGCCATCGGCCTTCGGCTTCGGTGAGGGCACCGAATTCGCCGCTGTAGATGTCATTTTGCCGGAGCCATTCACGGAGGGCAACTTGGTCAAATTTGGTTTCAAGGGCAAGTTTGGTTTTGGGTGTGAGCGCGATTTGCGCGGAGAATTGCGCGGCGGCCAGGGTCGTGATTGCGCCCACTTTTCCGCCTCGGCTTTCGATGTGGGCGCGCAGCTCGCCCAGGGTGCCGCCCATCGTCACGACGTCGTCGACGATTAGATACGTTTGGCCGGGGATCACCGCACCGTCGAAGCTCGGCCGGTGCGCCATCCGGTAGTCGCTGCCGCTGCCGGTGTGGCCTGTCTGGTTGATCTGCACGATCTCCTCGTCGACGCGCAGGCCGGTGACGTGGCCGAAGTAGTTGGCAAATTCGCCGGGCAGTCGGTTGTTGCCGGCGCGCTCCAGCGCGCGCACGGGCACCAGGATCGCATCGGGAAACCGTTTTTGCAGGTCAAAAAATTTGTTTTCGCGCGCGGCGGTCAGCACGACGTTGCGGGCGGCTTTGGCGTCGCCGGCCTTGGCGGCCTGGTAGCCTTCCTGGGCGTAGAGGTTCGGCACGGTCGTCATGACGACGACGTTGGGGAAGTTCTCGGGCCAGGCCGGCACGGCCGGGCGCTCCCCCGTGGCGAAGCTCGGCCGCTGGGCAAACTGCGCCTTCTTCTGCGCGTAGCTCGTGCCGGCGTTGCGGCCGATCTGCACGTCTGCGCCGGCGAGGATAAACGCGCGGAATTGCGCTTCAAACAGCTCGCTGTCGGGGTCGATATTGCTGCGGATGGCGAAGGTCTCGACGATTTGCCTCCAAAGTTGGCGCAGCTCAAAGGCGAGGCGCTCAAACAACGTTTTGTCTGTGCGGCTCATCCGGTCCATCATGGCGCGGATCTTTTTTTCCGCGCGGTTGAGGACGGTCGTCTCGGTGCGGTCGAGCCTGCCCTCCGCCCAGGCTTTGTTGATGATGGCGATGCGCTCCGCAAACCACTCCTTCACGGGTAGCTCGGGATCGGCCGCCACGCGGGCGACGGGCAGGCGGTCGCGTTCGAATTGGATGCTGCCGCGCATGAATCCTTGCGCGGTGTAAAGCGGGCCGGTCTTGGTGCCGGTCTCCTTGGCGTGCAGGGCGCGCAGCTGGGCCTTGGCGTCGGCGGGCAACGTGTCCCAGAAGAGATGGGCGACCTCGTGCGTGAGCAGGGCGGCGCCGTTGTTGCGGTCGCGCCAGGCGCGGGCCGCGACCACGATCAGGCGCTTTTGTCCCCACACGGCGGCTTCGACGTTGCTGGGGATCTGGCCCTTGTATCCGGCTTCGCCGGCGGCCTCGTCGAATTCCTGCCGGATGCTGCCGATGCGCAGCTTGAACAGCTGGGCGAGGCGCGGGAACGCCCGCAGCAGCGCGGTCAACTCGCGCTCGATGGTCGCGTTGTCGGTAGGCTCGGGGGCCGGCGCGGTGGCCTCGTTTGTGCCGGTGGCGTAGCGGGTAGTCCGGTTGAGGTTCTCAAGGCCGGCGGGCCACACAAATTTTCCGCCCGCGTCGAATTTTTCGATGGCGGCGACCAGGCGCTCGGCGGCGGCTTCGTCGGGGATGGGCGAGGGGCGCGAGGTAAAGGCTGCGCCTTTGGCTTCGCGCGCTTGGGTGAGGCGCAGGTCGTAGGCGCGCAGCGCAGCCGCGGCGCGGTCGCGGTCGATTCCGCCTCGTTTGATAATTGACTCGATCTCGGCCAGTGAGCGCGTGCGCAGGGCCTCGGGCGTGGCCGGGACGCCAGGAAACGAAGTTTGCGGATCTAGCCCTCGCCCGGTCCCGCGAGCACGCCCTTGGGCAGTCGTTTGGGCAGGCGCGTTCCGATCACTATCTCTGGCACTTGGCGGTAGGTCCGGTTGCCCTTGGGGGCCGGCCGGGCCGGTTTCGGAAATTTGGCCGCGCGTTTCATCTGCGGCCGAGCCTTCCGTTGCGGCGGTGGCAAAGTCAATTCCCGTGATGGCGGCGACCTCGCTGCGCATCTGCGCGGGCACGCGGATCGTGCCGGTGGTCGCGGCGCTGCGGGTAAGAGGGGCGATGCGGTCGCGCAGCTGGCGGGCGAGTGTGGCGATCTGGCCGGTGGTGAGGCCGGTTTGCTGGGCGAGGCGGTTGGCGATCTGGTCGCGCGTCTCGCTGTTGGTGCCGCCGGCGTAGTAGAGCGCTTTGTCGAGCGAGCTTTCAAACGCCAGGGTCTTCTCCTGCCAGCGCGGCGTGAGGTTACGCACGGCGTTGGGCAGGTCGATGCCCACGGGCGTGCCGCCCAGGTCAAACGTGTCCTGGGTGGTGGCAAATTCGATCTCGGTCTGGCCGCCGGGGAATTTGCCCACCTGGCTGCCGGGGTTGCGCAGCTCGGCGAGCGTGCGGTCGTAGTCGGCGGCCTCGGTAAAATCGGGCCAGCGTTTGCCGGTCGCGCGCTGGGCGATGGTTTCGATCTCTTCAAAACTCAGCTTTTGCCGGCGGCGCTCGGTGTCGAGTTCCAGGCTTTTCTTGGCCAGCGCCTGGGATTCGTTCCAGAGCGGCGTGCCTTTGACGACGCCAGGAAAGGGGCGGTCGTTGAAATTGTCGGGGTTGCGCAGGTAGGCGCGTTGCTCTTCGGCATCGCGGAAATCGGTGCGCGGCGCAGGGTCGGCGGGGGCCGTGGTTGTGCGCGTCGCAAACTCGGGGCCAGAATTAGATGCAGGGCGCGGCGTTCCGATTTCTTCACGCGACCGCACGGGGCGAGTCGTCGGGGCCGGCCGCGCGGCGTTTTTATTAGGTGGCCCTGCAAGTTGTTTGTCAGTGGCAGGCGTGATCTGCTTCGGCGAAAACGGGAGGACGACGTCGGAGACTTGGTCGACGTCGGCAAAGTCCTTGATGATGAGGCCGTCGAATCCCTCGGCCTTGGCGTCTTCCACGAAAGATTTGACCATGTCGCGCGGGAGCACGCCGGATTCTCCCTCGTCATTTACGCGCTCGTCCCAGCGGGTTTCGAGGTCGGTCTGGCTGATCGTCTTCGGGTTGTTGATCTGGACGGCGTAGGGCTTGGCGTTGCCGAAAAATGCGGCGTGGCTTGGGTCGGTGGCAAAAAAGTGAGCGCCGTCCCTTGCCTTGCTCATGTCGAAATTTTTGAACGCGGGGCCTCGGGCGGCGTGCCAGAGCACGATGGGCTCGCTCGTCGCAAACTCCACCTGGCCCTCGCCGGTGCGGTCGGGCCGGATGTCTTCGCCGCGCAGGGCGCGCTCCACGAAGTCGAGCACATCGGCCGGCGTCTGGATCTGTGAAAAGCCATGATCGGCGCGCAGCACTTCGGCGACGGTGTCGAGGCCGGTTTCCTTGGTGGCGATCAGCTGCCGGCGCTGCTGGGGCGTCATGCCCTCGGCGAGAAGTTTCAGTTCTCCGCCCAGCGCGGCATCGGTGCCGGGGAGTTTTACGCGCGCGAGCACGTCGAGCAGGGTCGGCCGGTCGTCGCCCTGCTGGTCGGCGCGCTGCATCAAAACCTTTTCCGCCCTGGCGTCGCCGGCCTGGGCGCGCGTCACGAGATCATCCTCGCTCATGCGCGTGTAATCTAGCGCGCCGGTGGCATCGCGGCCGGCTTTTTCCTCCTGTTTGAATTCCTGCCTTGCCCGGGTGCGCTGCGCCTTCTGCGCGGCGAGGGCGGCGGCATCGTCGGCCAGGCGTTTCTGGTTTTCCAGGTCGCGCCGGGCCATCTCGGCGGGCTCCAGCGCGGCGAGGCGCTGGGCGAGCCTGGCCTGCTGGCGCTGCGCGGCGATGCGCTGGTCCTGCGTGATGCCCAGGGCGTTGTTCTCCGCGTAGAATTGCACGCGCTTCAGCGCGCCCTGCACTTCGGCAAACGTGGCCGCTTGGTCCTGGAGTACGGCGTCGCCCAGCTGCATGGCCTCGCCCACGTTTTCTTTCTTGGCGTCGAGGTCGCGCTGGCGCTGCTCGCGCGCGGTTTTTTCCTTGGCGTCGGCGGCCTGGCGCTCGGCGAGGGCCTGCGCGTCTTTTTGTAGAATATCGGCGAGAAAATCGGGCTGGCGGCCGGCGAGAGTCTGCTCGGGGGTCTCAATGGTCAGGCGGTTGCCGGGCGTGAGGCCGGGCTGCATCTCGGCCATCGTTTTTTTTGCGGCGCTCTGGTTGATCACGCTGCTGCGCACCTCGGTGCCCTCGGGCGTGCGCTCGGTGACGGTCACGAGCCGCTCGTTGTTTTTTGCGGCGGCGGCCTCGGCCTCGGGCTTGCTGGTCGAGCCGAGCGCGAGCGCACGGTTTTCGGCTCCCTTGGCGCTGGCGGAGAAGATCTCGTCTGCCGTGATCTGCTGCGGGTCGTAGTGAAACACTCCGCGCTCGGTCTCCAGGCGCTTCATGCCCTCGGGCAAGGGCAGTTCGTTGGTGACCTTGCCCTGGGCATCGACGGGGAACATCTGCGCGGGCCGGCGGCCGGCGAGCAGCTGCTCCTGCTGGGCCTTGAGCGTGGCCGTGGTCTCGGCCACGTTTTTGCGGGTGTCGAGGGCCGCGATCCCTTCGCCGAGCGCAGTTGCGCCGGTGGCGACGGTCGCGCCGGTGAGGCCGCCGACCAGGGCCGCGGTGCCCATGCCCTCGGTCAATTGGCGGTCTTTGTCGTAGAGCGCCTGCGCGACTGCGTTTTGGTGGCCCTGTTGCAGCGCCTCAGTGCCGGCCTCGCCGGCAAACGCATTGAGCGCAGTTTTTACGATCTGCTTTGCGCCTTTGGCGTTTCCGCGCAGGGCCTTTACCATTGAGCCGAGTTGGAATTTGTCGCCGACCTGCTCAAGCACGGCGGCCGGGACGTTGGCGAGGCCGGCGGCGGCGGCTGTTTCTAGGTCGGCGCCGGATTGCGTCGCTTCCTGGTAGCCTTGGTCGAACAGCTGGGCGGCGCTCGCGGGCAGGCCGAGGCCGGTCAAGAATAGCGGCATGCCGCCGAGCGCTTGGCCTACGCCTTGGACCACTTGGCCGGGGATGCTTTCCTGCACTTCGGCGTCGACGGGGTAAACCTCGCGCACGGCCTGGCGAAATTCGCCGACCTTTTTGGCAGCGGGAATCAGGCCGGGCTTTGCCGCGATGGCGTCGAGCGCGGGCTGCTGGGCCGGCGTGAGCCGGGCGACCTCGGCGCGCGCGCGGTCGCGGATCACTTCATAACCGGGATCGGCCTTCATGCGGCCTCTGCTCACGGCGCGCAGCGTGTCCTCGGCGCGCTCCAGCCCGCGGCGGGCCGAGACTAGGTCGGGCGCGTCAAGCTCGCCCAGCACGTTGCGGCCGAGCGTGTCGGCCAGGCGCAGGCCGCCCTCGGCCATGGAGCCCACGCCCTGGTCGAGCGCGCCCTGGGCGAAAAGGCCGCCCGCGTTTTTGGGCTGGAAGATCGAGGGGGGCTTGCTGAGTCCGTCGAATTGGTCGAACGGGTTTACCTCGGGTATCTCGTCGAACTGATCAAACGGGTTTACCTCGGGCTTCTCGTCGAATTGGTCAAACGGGTTGCGCGGCTGCTTTGGTTGGGGGTAAAGGCCGGCCATGACTTAGTTGGGTAGATATTGAGCGGGATCGATGCCGTATTTGGCGCGGAACTGCGGGGCCAGCGCGGGATTTTTTTTCAGTGCTTCGATGGCTTGGGCCGGTGGCTTCATGCCGGGCAGCACGGACGGCACAGGCGCGGTGCCGGGCGTGCCGGGCGGTGCAAAGCGGCCGATGCTCATGTCTTTCTCGATCTGCTGCGTGCGCACGTCTTTCCACTTCGAATCGATGCTGTCGGGGCTGTATTTGGCGGCAAATTCCGCATCGAACTGGCGTTTTTTTTCAAGTTGCTCGGCGCGCTCTGCCATTTCGCGGCGCATGGAGGCGTCGCTGTCGGCAAGGCCTTTAGTAAAGGCGGCGCGGCTCTGCGCGTTGAGCTGTTCGGATTGCAGGTAGCGCTGGTTGCTGTTGGCCGTGGCGTCGCGGCCGGTGGTAAATCCCTGGGTGGCCTCGCGCTCGCTCGTGCCGTAGGTGCGGTCTTTGTCGCGTTCGCCTTGTTGAAACGTGCGGGTGGCGACCGCCTGGGCGGCATCGGCGTCGAGCCGCTTCTGTTGCAGCGTGTCCTGGCCGGCAAATTGCGCGCGCAGCTGGTTGGCCTCGAAATCGAGCCGGGCCTTGTTGAGCAGGGCCTCCTGGTCGCGCTTCTTCTTTTCGAGGTAGGAGCGCGCGCCGATGTCTGCTCCCTGTTGGATGCCTTGGGCGAAATAGTTCATGGGTGGTGGTGGTGTGCTGCGGTTTGGTTTTACTTTAGATCATCGCGCCCAGCTTGGCTCCGCCTGCGCCGGCGGCGGCTCCCAACCCTTGGCCGAGGAGGCTCATCCAGGGGTTGCCCTGGGCGGCGATGCCGGCCGAGGTGTTCCAGTTGCTGGAATTCGTGCCGAAATTCCCCTGGGCAAAACTCGCGCCCTGCTGGCCGGCGTTTTGATTGAGGCCGGTGCCGCCCTGGTAGTTGATCGGCTGGAATCCGACCGTGCCCTGCTGCGCGCCTTGCAGGCTGCCAAATTGATTGGTGATCGGCTGGCCCAGCACCATCGCGGAGACGTTGGCCAGCTTTTGCTGGTTGCGGCCGGTGGTCTCGGCGCGCGCGGCGCGCTCCTCGTTGGCGATGTTGAGATTGCCCTGCTGCGCCTGGCCCATCGCGGCGAGTCGGCTGGCATAGGCGCGCTGTTTTTGCGTGTCATCTTGGCCGGCCATTTCGGCGAGGGCGCCGAGGCGGGCCTGGTTGGCGGCTAGATTTTCGGCGCGCATGGCCGAGCCGGTGCCGTAGATCTGCGCGGCGAGTTTTGAGAGGGTGTCGGTCTGCTGGGCGCCGAGGGCTTGGGCTCCGGTCGCGTAGCCGGCCTGCTCGGCGCGCAGGGTGGCGGCGCGGTCGGCTCCGGTGTTGGCGTAGCCGGCCTGCTCGGCGCGCAGGCGCTGGATCTCGCCCGCGCTCAGCCCGGCGTAGTCGGCTTGCTCGCCGCGCAGCCGGCTGTTGAGGTCGGCGGCGGTGGTGCCGTAGCCGGCCTGCTCGGCGCGTAGGCGCTGGATCTCGGCGGCGCTCATGCCGGCGAGGTTGGCCTGCTCGCCGCGCAGCTGGCTGCCGATGCCGGCGGCGTCGAGGCTGTAGCCGGCTTGCTCCGCGCGGCGTTGCTGGATCTCGGCCGCGCTCAGGCCGGCGAGGTTGGCCTGCTCGGCGCGGGTGGCCGCGTTGCGGTCGCCGGCTGCACTGGTATAGCCGGCCTGCTCGGCGCGGCGTTGTTGCAGCTCGGCGGCGCTCAAGCCGGCGAGGTTGGCCTGCTCGGCGCGGGTGGCGGCATTGCGGTCGCCGGCGGCGCTGGTATAGCCGGCCTGCTCGGCGCGGCGTTGCTGCAGCTCGGCGGCGCTCAGGCCGGCTAGGTTGGCCTGCTCGGCGCGCAGCGTCGTGTCTTGGCCAAAGTCCTGGGCCTGTAAATTGGTGAGCGCGCCCAGCCGGGTGTTGCGCATCGCGGTTTCCTGGTCGCGAAGGCTGCTGTTCTGGCCAAAGGCCTGGGATTGGGCCGCGAGCACGGCCTGGAGGCGCTGCGCCTTGCGTTGCTCCGCGGCGCTGCCCAGCTCGGTGGCCTCGACCACGCTGGCCGCGTCGCCCAGGTAGTTGCCGCGGGCGACTTGGCCGGCGCGCACATCGTTGAGCAGGTCGCGCTTGGTGGCCTCGTCGAGTTTGCCGCCCAGCTGGTAATCGGCGAGCGCGCCTTGCAGGCCGGCGTTAAGCGTGGCGCTGGTCGGATCGCTGACGGTCGAGGGTAGGCGCGTGGCCTCGTCGTAGATGCTGCCGAGTCGGTTTCGGCTGGCGCTGGTCGCGCTCTGCTGCAGCAGGGCGTCGTAGCGCGCGCGCGCGCCGGGGTCGTTGGCGGCGGCTTGGCTGAGCGCGGCGAGCTGGCTGGCGGTGTTGTCCTGGGCCGCGCCGGCGCTCAGGGCGTCGTAGCGCGCGCGAGCACCGGGGTCGTTGGCGGCAGCTTGGCTGAGTGCGCCGAGCTGGCTGGCGGTGTTGTCCTGGGCTGCGCCGGCGCTCAGGGCGTCGTAGCGCGCGCGTGCGCCGGGGTCGTTGGCGGCGGCTTGGCGTAGCGCGCCGAGCTGGCCGGCGGTGTTATCCTGGGCGGCGCTGGAGAGGAGCGAGGCGTATTGGCTGCGCGCGCCGGGGTCGTTGGCGGCGGCGCTTTGCAGCAGGGCGAGGTTGGCTGGCGTGGGGTCTTGGCTCGCGGCTGCGAGCATGGCCTGGTATTGCGCGCGCGCGCCGGGGTCGGTCGCGGCCTGCGCTTGCAGGGCGGCCAGCTCGGCCGGGCTCGTATCTGCGCCAGCCCAGCCTTGGAGCGTGCCCAGGTCCTTGCGCGCATTGTTATCGCCGGCCGCAAACGCCTGCAGTTCTTGCAGCTGCGCAAGCGTGCCCAGGTCCGACGCGCTGGATCTCAGCTCGGTGTTGGCCTGGTTGTAGAGGTCGTTGATGCGGCCATCGGCGGTGGGCGCGGCGTAGGCGAGGTCGGCCAGGGCCGTCGCGCCGGCGCGCACGTTGGCGTTGGGCGCGACGACCATGTCGCCATCGGGCACGGCCATGTCGTTTTCGAGTTTGCGCGTCAGGCTGTCGCGGGCGCGGAACGCAGTCGGATCGCTGGCTTCCAGCTCGGCGCGGGTCTGCGCGGCGTTGGCCGTGCCGAGTTCGCGGCGCAGCGCGAGCTGCTGGCGTTGCACCACCTCGTTCTGTTGCACGGCCAGGTCGGCCGCCTGGCGGGCATACTCCGCGTCGCCCAGGCCGGTAAAATCTTTGGTCTCAAAATCGCCCAGCGTTGGGTTGTAGATCTGCACGCTCTTGCCCAGCCGCGCGGCGTTCTCGATCTGGCGGCGCGTGTCGAGGGTGTCGATGTCGGCGTAGACGCCTTCGCGGTTAGCGGCGGCGTAGTCGGGCGCAGCAGGTGCGGCGGGTATGTTGGGTTGGCCCATAAATTAGGTGTGTTGTGCGAGTCTCTCCACGGTGGCCCACGGCAGCAGGCGGAGTTCGGCGCGGCGTTTGAAAACGTGCCCGGCGAACGCTTCGCGTGGGCCGAAGCGCTGGCGGGCGAGTTCGAGCAGAAAGGCGATCCCGCACGGCGCGCGAGAAATGATGTCGTCAATCCAGAGGATGTTTCCCCCTTCCTCGTGGTGGTAGGGGATCTCGGCCTGCTTGAGGTCGGAAATCGCCCGCACGAGCGCCACGGCGACGATCTTCCCCTGGTCGCGCAGCACGCCCAGCCGGCCGTCGCGCCAATACCAGGCCACGATGCCCAGCAGTTTTTCGCGCGGGTCGTGCCGGCGCACGAGGCTGTGGCGCTTGATAAACGCGGCGATCGTGATCTCGGCGGGCGGGTTCATGCGACGAGGTTTGGCGTGTCGACAAACGCCGCGATGCGCTCGGTGCGCAGGCGCAGCCGGCCTTGCTGGCACACGATCTGGATGCTCGCCTCGCGGAAGCGCGAGAAGCCGCGCAGGCTCCAGCTGCGCCGGTAGGCCTCGTTGGGCTGGAAATAAAACGGGAAGATGATCGGGAACGTCGTCAGGTTGTTCGTGCCCAGGCCGGCCGCGATGATCTCGCAGGCGGCGAGGGTTTTGTCGGGGTAGGCCTTGAGGCCGTCGCGCACCAGGTTCAGCTGCACGCTGCTCGCGGTGCTGTTGAACCACTCCATTTCGAGCCAGAACGGCTGCTTCACGGCCTCCTCGCTGCCAAAGGCGTGCGTGCGCAGCGTCGCCCAGCTCACGATGAAGTTGGTGGCGGCGGCCGTGTTGTCGTCGCGCTCGTATTCCGGATCGAGGCGCAGCAGCCGGCCGCAGGTATCGGCGAGCAGCGTCTCCTGCTGCGCGCCGAATCTTGTCACCACGGCCGTGCTCCAGCCGGTGAAGGGCGCGCTGTTGCCGCTGCCCAGCTCGGCCGTGAGCAGCGTGCATTTCCAGGGCGTGGCCCAGGCCTGCGTGCGGGTGTTGTAGCACAGAAACGTGTTCGGCGCGGTCTCGCTGCCAAATGGGAGCGCAATCAGGTAAAGATCGCGCCAGGTCGTCGCGTAGGCCGAGCCGATGGCCGACCAGTTGATCCGGTCGATGAAATTTTGCAGCGGCGAGGAAATCGTCCAGCTCGGGTTGATGCTCACCTGGTCGGCGAGCGCGCCGAGGGAGACCACGCCGTAGCGGCTCAGGAAGAAAACTTCCTGGCCGATGCTCACGGCCGTCTTGCCTTCCACGCAGCCGATCAGGCTCGTGATGTTGCGCACCGTCCAGTTGGCTACGGTCGCGGCCGAGGTGTCGATCTGCCAGGCCGCGCGCTCGGTCAAAACGAGCAGGTAGCCGCTGGCGTTGATCACGGCGCGGATCGGGTCGCCCTCGCCGGTGCCTACGCGGATGTTGTCCGTCCGCACCCAATCGGCGGCACTGTGCGCCTGGCCGATCGCCGAGGCGTAGAGGCGCGTCCCCTCGGCGTCGACCGCAAGCAGGCGGAATTTATGCGCGCACACGGTGCGCCAGCTCGGCATGGCCGAGGTGTCGGAGAATGTCGTCACCGTGCCGTGCGTCCAGCCAGCGGCGTAAAGGCTCCAACGCAGCACGCCCTCGGTGTAGAACATCCGGTCCACGAGTTGCGCAAAATACACGTCGAGGCTCGCGCTGGGTGTGGGGCCGGTGAGCAGGTTGGTGGTGGCCGATACGCCTGTGCCCAGCACTTCGTAAAGCTTCCCGTTGCGCACCGCGAGCACGGCCTCGCGGCTTGGCGTGTCGTAGTAAGCTGCGCCCTGGGTGCGCAGCGTGCCGGCGACCAGGGGCAAGGTGTTCAGCAAGGTATTGAACCGCGCGCCGGGCCGGGTCTGCAGCAAGCCGTTGACATCCATCCATACGTTCTCGCCGGCACGGATCGCGCCGGGCGCGAGCAGCGTGGGCTTGGTCACGGCGTCGAGGCCGCGAAACGCTTCGCTCTGCTCCTTGACCGGCGTATCGTCGAGCGCGTCGTTGTAGAGGCTGAGCATGGCGGGCGGTTTTTTCTGGGGAAACGGGAGGGCTTAAAAGATGCCGTAGATGGCGTCCTCGGGCCGCGAGGAATCGTCCACGGGGATGATGCGCCGGACCTCGCTGGTCTGGGCGGTCTCGATTTCGACCATTTTGGCGAGCAGGGCGTTGGCCTCGCCGAAGCAGATTTCGGCTTTGGAAAATTGCCTGATCCACTGGTAAAGGTCGCCCATCACAAACGCGCAGAGGCACGGGTCGATGCCGGGGATCAGCGGCACGTCGCTGTCGGCGGTGAGTTCGGTGCACTTGCGTTTGCCGAGCACGAGCAGCGGTTGTTCCTCCGTGGGGATCTGAAAGAGCCGGATGCGCACGTTGCCGCTCGCGTCGCGGGCGAGCTGGGCAAAGCCCAGGGGCGGGCCGCTCTGGTCGTAGCCGGCCGGGTTTTGGGAAAACGCCGACACATCGGAGACGGCCAGCAGCTCGTCGCTGCCCTTCCAGCGCGCGGCGGTCACGAGTTCAAACTGTGAATCCAGCGTGATGTCCTGGGTGCCGGCCGGCACGGTGACCTGCTGCTGCCAGCGCGTCTGCCGCCAAGGCTGGGCGTCCCAGATCATCTTCCAGCGGGCGCTGGCAAAGGTGCCGGCGACCGTGTTGGCCGCGGCGTCGGTGA